GCAGTTACTTCAGGTAAGTTTCGTGTTTGGGCAGTTATGATGGACTGCACAGACATGGGCGATACATCTGCTGATGAAGTTGCTCGTGACAACGCATAATTAAACTAAACTGGGGGGCAGGGCAACTTGCCCCTCTAGGCTTATCTAACGGAAGGACTCCAAAATATGGCTATCACAACAGCAATGTGTACGAGCTTTAAATCAGAACTTTTGGGTGGTACTCATGATTTGGACACCCATACCTTAAAGCTTGCACTAATTAAAGCTTCACCAACAGGTACGTATGGTGCAGCAACAACAAACTATTCAGATGTAACTGGTAACTCTGACGAAGCAACTGGTACTGGTTATTCAGCAGGTGGACAAAACTTAGATGGTGCTACTATCTCAACAGATGGTACAACGGCTATTGTAGATTTTACAGATGAAGTATTTTCTTCAGCAACAGTGTCTGCCGATGGTTGTATTATTTACAACTCATCTGCTTCTAACAAAGCAATCTGTGTGATTGACTTTGGTGGAACTAAAACATCTACAAACGGTGACTTTACTATTCAATTCCCTGCTGCAGACGCATCAAACGCAATTATTCGTATCGCATAATAGGAGCATAGGCTATGGCTCTTGTAGTTAAAGACAGAGTAAAACAAACAACAACCACAACTGGCACAGGCAGTATAGTCCTCAACGGTAACGTTAGTGGGTTTCAAACTTTTGCTGCTGCTTTGACAAATGGAGATACCACATATTATGGTATCTTTGAGCCTAGCACAAACGAATATGAAGTCGGGCTAGGAACATGGACTGAGAGTACAGCCACCCTAGCCCGTACTACCGTTTTAGAAAGTTCTAACTCAGGTAGTGCCGTAAGTCTTACTGCACAAGCTGAAGTATTTATTACACAACCTGCTGAAAAAGCAGTTTATTTAAATAGCAGTGATGTAGCTGAACTAGGTGATGGTTTAAAAGTAGACAGTTCTAGTGGTTCTATTACAATTACTGCAGAGGATGGTTCAGGTAATATAGATGTAAACTTACCTCGTGACAACATTAGTCCTCTATCAACAATTACAGTTACAGTAGCAAACCCAGGATCGGGTAATAAGTATTATTTAGATGGTACAGTACAACAAACTGCAATACTCAAACCATCTGTAACATATCGGTTTGATCAATCAGACAGTTCAAACTCAGGACACCCATTACGTTTTAGTACAACATCCGATGGTACACACGGTGGTGGTAGTGAGTTTACTACAGGTGTTACTACATCAGGAACTGCAGGTAGTGCAGGTGCATACACTGAAGTACGTTTTGAGCAGGATGTAGCTGCTAAATTATATTATTATTGTACTAATCACTCAGGTATGGGTGGTGCTGCAGAGACTAAAAGTATATCTACTACAGGTGGTGCGTTTACAGGAGCAGTCACAGGTACAGACTTAACATTGTCTGGTGACCTTACAGTAAATGGTACTACAACTACAGTTAACACAACTAATATGGTTGTTAGTGATGCATTGATAGAACTTGCTAATGGAACAACAGGTACACCTGCAAATGATGCAGGACTTGTTATTGAACGTGGTGATAGTAACAATGCATTTATTGGTTTTGATGAATCAGCAGATAAGTTTATTGTAGGTACAGGTTCATTTACAGGCGCAAGTACTGGTGACCTTACAATTACTACAGGCACACTTGTAGCTAATGTAGAAGGTAATGTTACGGGTAACGTGACAGGAGATGTAACAGGTAATGCTGACACTGCTACTGCTCTTGAGACTGCACGTACTATTGGTGGTGTAGCTTTTACCGGTACAGCAAATGTTCACTTACCAGGAGTCAATACATCAGGTAACCAAGACACGTCTGGTAATGCAGCTACGGCTACAGCATTAGCTACAGGACGTACAATTAGTCTTACAGGTGCTGTAACAGGTACATCAGCAGCTTTTGATGGCTCTGGTAATGTAAGCATTGCAACAACAGCTACATCCGATCCTACTCTTACACTTTCTGGTGACGTAACAGGTTCTGCTACATTTACAAACCTTGGTAATGCTACCTTATCAACAACTATTGCCGCAAACTCTGTTGCATTAGGAACAGACACTACAGGTAACTATGTAGCTACAATTACTGCAGGTACAGGTATAAGTGGCAGTTCTTCTACCGAAGGTGGCACACCTACTATTGCCCTTGCTGCAGCAGGTGCAGGTGCAGGAACATATGGTTCTACAGCAGATGGAACTAAGATTGATACTATTACACTAGATGCTTATGGTCGTGTTACAGCCGTAGCTACAGGTGATACAGGTGATATTCAAGGTGTTACAGCAGGTACTAATTTAAATGGCGGTGGAACATCAGGTACAGTTACTCTTAATGTAGATAGCTCACCTACATTTGCAGGTGTTGTAACTGCAGAAAGTGTACAAGAAGATTATGATGCTTTATCTGGCACTACTCCTGCTCCTGATGCAGATAATGCAGGTGCATTTAGCCTTACAACAAGTGGTAATACTACATTTACTTTTGGCGGTTGTACTTCTGGAAAAAGTGTTGGTTTTATATTAGAACTTACAGCAGGTGGTACACATACTGTAACGTGGCCTAGTTCAGTAGAATGGGCAGGAGGCACAGCCCCAGATGCACCTGCTAGTGGTGAAACTGATATATTAGTGTTTTGGTCACGTGATGGTGGCACTACATGGTATGGTATTCTTTCTAGTGATGCTGCTGCATAAGGAGTAACTAATGTCTTTTGGACAAAATCCTTTTGCTGTATCTTCTTTTGGCGAAAGCTATGAACAAGCAGATGCAACATTTACACTCACAGGTGTAGCAGGTACAGGTGCTGTAACTGCAGCAGAGGGTAAGGCTGCAGCAGATGTATCAGTTACAGGTGTATCTGCCACAGGTTCAATAGGCACTACGGTTGAGGCAGGACGAGTTGTACATGGTGTTACAGGTGTAGCAGGTACGAGTGCATTAGGTACAGTTGCAATTACTGGTGGTGCAGGTACTATAATATCTGTTACAGGTGTATCAGCAACAGGTGCAGTTAATGGCATTACATTTGGTGGTGATGCAAACGTGCCATTAACAGGTGTATCAGCTACTTGTATTACGGATGACCCACTAGTAAATGGTGATGAACTTGTTCCTTCAGCAGATGCTAACTTGTCTGTTACAGGTGTAGCAGGAACACTAGCAATAGGAACTGCAGTAGGTAAAGGCGGTTCTACTAATATACCTACAGGACAAGAAGCTACAGGCTCTATTGGCTCTGTAACTATCGTAGCTAAGTGTGTACAAACACCTGCTAGTGCAGTAGGAACATCTGCAGTAGGAACTGTAACACTTGAATGTAAAGCTGTAGTAGTACCAACAGGGGTACAGGGAACGTTTACTATAGGCAATGAGACAATTAATGCAGTGCAGTTTGATTATGAATCAATAAAAGATAATTATAGTAGAGCACGTACAGTTTATCTGTCTTCACATTCTTCAAATACAAACACATCATATGTACGTGCAGCATAATAGGAATATATAATGTCATTAAAATGGCCTAACAAAGACCCTGATGAAATATTAGACTACAGCATAGACTGGTCACGTTTTATTGGCTCTGCAACTTTAAATACTGTAACTTGGAGTTTAGATAATGCAGATGGAGTTAAGACTACACTTGTTGCAAGTGGTCCTATAGTACATGGCATACAGCTTGTGTCTTCAACTCTTACAAACACTGTAGCCACTGCACGTGTAAGTTTAGGAACAGATAATATAAAATATAAATTTTATTGTACTGTAACTACATCTGATGGTTTAACATTTGAACGTACTGTGTTTCTACGTGTAAGGGAAAAATAATGGCATACAATTTTTTAGGTCTTGTCAATGAAGTTAATCGTAGACTTAATGAAGTAGAACTTACAAGTTCTAACTTTGCTACAGCTACAGGTTATTATAACTCAGCTAAAGATGCAGTTAATGCTGCTATTCGTCATATTAACCATGAAGAGTTTGGTTGGCCTTGGAATCACGTAGAAGAAGAAGATATTTTGACTGCAGGTGTTACACGATATGGTTATCCATATGATGCTAAAACAATTGATATGAATAGTTTTCGTATTAAACGTAGTAGTACCTTAAATATTACAACAACTAAATTACAAAGCATGACATATCAAGAATATCTTGACAAGTATTCTGACTATGAGTACAATAGTGATACAGGTATACGTGCTAAACCAAGATACGTAAGTAGAACACCTAGTCAAGAGTTTATTATATTTCCTACACCTGATAAAGCCTATGAATTAGTTTATGAATATTATCGTAATCCTGTAGAATTAGAATTACAAGATGATGTACCTACTGTGCCTCAAGAATTTAAACATGTAATTACTGATGGTTCTATGTATTATGCGTATCAGTTTAGAGGTGACAATCAATCTGCCCAACTGTCTCAACAAAAATTTGAACAGGGTATTAAATACATGCGTAGTTTATACATAAATACTTATGACTATGTGCGTTCTACTGTTAAATATAGCAACCCAAATACGTTTGGCCTATTGAAAGTATAAGTTTAAATGGCTACAGAATGGCAAACATTTCCCATACAGTTTGGTGGAGGGTTGATTTCTAATCTTAGCCCTTTGCAACATGGTATGTCAAATATTGGTTCTGGGGCTATACTGCAAAATTTTGAACCTACACTTGATGGTGGCTACAAAAAAGTTCTTGGTTATAATAAGTTAATAGACACTGCAGTAACAGGAACAGGTGTTGTACAAGGCGTTTGTATTGTACCCGATTCAGGATCACAAAAGGTAATTGCTGTACGTAATGGCATTTATTATGAAGCAAATGCAAATGATGCAGCACCAAGTTGGTCTTCTTTAGCAACTGCTGCAGATACAAATATTACAAAAGTACGTAAAGAAAACTATAACTTTACAGGTACAGAAAAGATTGTTTTTGTTGACGGTGTAAACTATCCTGCTTATTATGATGTTACTGCAGGTACACTTACATACATTACAAGTTCAGGTACAGGTAACAGTGCAGTAGAAAATGCATCTTATGTAACATTATTTAAAAGTACTCTATTTTTTACAGTTGGCACAGAGCTTGTATTTACTGCACCTTACACGGATACTGACTTTGATCCTGCTAATGGTGCAGGAAGTATAAATGCATCTTCCACTATTACAGGAACAGCAGTCTATCGTGATAATCTTATTATATTTTGTGTAGATAAGATACTACGTTTAACAGGTTCTAGCTCTGCAGACTTTACAATATCAACGGTTACGGATAGTATCGGTTGTTTAGAACCAGACACTATTAAAGAAGTTGGTGGTGACGTACTATTTCTTGCACCTGATGGTCTTAGATCACTTAGCTCAACAGAACGTATTGGTGACTTTGGGCTTGATGTTGCATCTAAAAATGTAAGACCCACATTAGCTAAACAAGTTACTACAGGAACACACTTTAATAGTTACATACTTCGTGAAAAAGCACAGTATCGTATATTTAGTTATTCAAGTACAGAACGTGCAAGTGTTGCTAAAGGCATGTTGGCTACAAAGTTTATTGATCAAGGTGGTCAAGGTTTTCAGTGGGCAGAACTAAAAGGGTTTAAAGTATATGTTGCTGACTCTTATCTTATAGATGATGTTGAAGTAATATACTTTGCAAATGAAGATGGGTATGTCTATAAACAAGAAGTAGGCACAAATAGAGATGGTAGTGCAATTGACGCATTATATGAATCGGCATATATGCCCATTAACGATCCACAAATACGAAAAACATTTTACAAACTAGACTTATATATTAAACCTGAAGGATCGTTTACTTGTACAGCAAGTATTAGATTAAACAGAAATGACGCAAATAAAATACAACCTGCTGTATTTGAAATAACTGGAACAGGCGGCGGTGCAATATACGGTTCTAGTGAGTCAATTTTTGGTACTTCTTTATTTAGTACCGTTGAAGATGAAACGTACAAAAATAATTTAATAGGTTCTGGAACAACAGTTGCTTTACGTATTGAAGACAATAGTACTAATGCAAGTTTTACTCTAGATACTGCAGTCTTAGAGTATACTATAGAAAATAAAAAGTAAGGAAACAACATGGGTACAGGTTACACACGTGCTGATACATCAGACAACATTGCTAACGGTAATGTTATTGATGCTGATGATTTAGACCTAGAATTTAATGCCATAGAAAGTGCCTTTAGTAGCTCTACTGGACACACCCATGATGGTACGTCTTCTGAAGGTGCTCCCATTGAAGTACTTGGCCCTTCTCAAGACATTGTTGCTACAACAACAGTGCTTCGTCCTAAAACTACAAACACTGTAGACTTAGGTACATCTAGCCTAAAATATAAAGATGCATATCTAGCAGGTGATCTTAACATTGACGGTACTGTGACATCTAGTGGTGCTGTAAGTCTAGGTTCTACATCAATTACTGGAACACTGGCTGTATCAACAAACACTACACTTACAGGTACTCTTGCAGTTAATGGTAATACAACTCTAGGTGATGCAGCTTCAGATACGGTGACAGTTAATGCAGACATTGCATCAAATATTATTCCTTCTGTTGATGACACATACGATCTTGGTGCTTCTGGTTCGGAGTGGAGAGATGCATATATTGATGGCACTGCCTACATTGACACTGGCTCTATTGATACTGCTAATATCACGACTTTAAATGTATCTGGAAATGCTTCAGTTACTGGTACAATTACAGGCGATTTAACAGGTGCAGTTACAGGTAATGCAGATACAGCATCTGCACTTGAGACTGCACGTACTATTACTATAGCAGGTAGTACATCAGGTTCAGCTAACTTTGATGGTTCTGCAAACATTACTATTACTACAAGTGGTCTTAGTTTAGGTGGAACTGCAGTAACTGCTACAGCTACAGAATTAAATTTATTGGATGGGGTAACTGCCAGTACTTCCGAATTAAATATTCTTGATGGTGTTACGTCTACAACTGCAGAATTAAATTTATTGGATGGTGTAACTGCAAGCACTGCAGAATTAAATTTATTGGATGGTGTAACTGCAAGCACTGCTGAAATTAATTTTATAGATGGTGTTACATCTAATATTCAAACACAACTAGATACCAAACTTGATAGTCTATCTACTTACACAGGAGATATTGACATTAATGGTGAACTTGTGGTAACATCTTATAATGAAACATTTGCTACAATAACATCATCAAGTGGGGCAGCAACAATTAACTGTGAAGCAGGTAATGTGTTTAGTCATACATTAACTGAAAATACTACGTATACATTTAGTAATCCACCTTCTAGTGGTACAGCATATGGGTTTACATTAAAAGTTATACAAGATGCAAGTGCAAGTGGGTATACTGTAACATGGCCTAGTGCAGTAGATTGGACTTATGGATATGCTCCTAATTTAAGTAGTGGGGCATCTCAAGTAGATCAGTTTGTATTTTATACACATGATGGTGGAACTACGTGGTATGGATTTTTAGCAGGAAGAAGGTTAGGATAATAAAATATGGCAAACTGGAAAAAAACAATGATGGCTGCTGCTGCATCAGGCGGTGCTACACCTGTACAGTATATGACATATAATCAACGAGGAAATGCAAGTAATAGAACTATTGCTGCTGCTCATAATTTAGATACAGCAAATGCTGCTATATCTTATGGTGTAGCTACTGCAGGGTCTAATAGTGATCATTATTATGGTGGGGGTTATGGCATTGGTGATAACAAAAATAGTGTAGGTATTACTAATAGAATTGGGGGAGGAAGTAGTACAAAAAATTTAACTTTTTATTTTTACGATATGACAAATACTGCACTCAGAGGAACAAGAAATCTCGATAGTCAGGCTTTCAATTCACTTGGTATTGGTACAGATAATAGACTTATATCAGGACAAGTACATAAAGATAGAAATGAAGCTATAGCTTGTTACAATGGAACAGGTAAAGTTTTTTCACTAAATACTTATCCAGGTAATCAAAACTATTCAAATCACTGCATTAGTGTTGCAGGAGCAAAAATGGCTAATTTTAATTCTTATGCAGATACTCTTACTGTAGGAACTTATGGCGGTGGTACTAACTATGATAGAGCATTTGTATATACACCTAGTGGTAGTAGTGGACAATTAGGATCAACAAATGGGTCTGATGGAATTTCAGGTTATACTCAAACAGCTACTATTACACATCCTACAAATGCAAGCTATGGTATAACTCCAGGTGCTGCAATTGAAGGTACAAACTATCAAGTATATTATAGTAAATGGAATGGTGTAGGATCACCATCATATTATACTGACGGTATTTGGTGTCTCATATATGATTTAAGTAATCCGTCAAGTCCATCTTTTACGAATTACGAATTTCAATCTCAAGCAGTTGATTATTATGCTATACACGGTTATTCAGAAACAAATCAAGAGTACTTTGTAATATCAAATCGTTCTACTCAAAGTCGTTTGTATATTAGATACTTTGATTTAAGTACTATATCTTCTCCTAGTGCTGCAGGTAGTACTTTAGTTGGTACTTCAGATTACTATACAAATACATTCTCTAACTATAGTGAAGCCGATTCAGGTTTTCTTTTAGGTACAGCACCTACATCATATGATTTAAGATGGTACTATAGAAATGCAGGTGGGAGCTATTCCTATAGAACGTTTACAGGAGGTTCTAGTTGGTGGACTCAAAGTAACATAGCTAATTGGGGCAGTAACACCCATAGTCCTGCATATGGTCCAAGGACTAAAATAGGAATTTTTTAAAAGGAAGAAACAATGTTAATAAAAGTAAATGAAGATGGAACTACTGAGTATCCATACACAGCATCAAAGCTAAAAAAAGACAATCCAAATACTTCTTTTCCTAATCAGTTAAGTACGGAGTTAATGGAAAGTTTTGGAGTTTTTAAGGTTACTACACCTACGCCAATACCAGAGCATGACTTTAAAACTCATAGAGCTTTTGTTACAGAAACTCCAGAACTAATAGATGGTTCTTGGGTTGCTAATTGGGAAATAGTAGCTTTAACAGAAGAAGAAAAAGAAAATCAAGAAAATGAACATGCATGGATAAACAGAAATGAACGTGCAGGACTTTTAGATGAGACAGATCACTGGGCGTTATCAGATACACCTACAATGACCACTGAGCAAATAGCCTACCGTCAAGCACTACGTGATATTACATCACATTCAAACTGGCCTTATCTAGAAGATTCAGATTGGCCTACTAAACCATAAGACGTAGGCTATGGCAGACATTAGGTTAACATCAGAAGAAGTAGAAGACATGCTAGACCGTGCAGCTAGGCGTGGAGCTAAAGAGGCACTACGTTCTATTGGGTTACTTGATGAAGATGCACAAAAAGATATTATAGAAATACGTGGACTACTTGAAGCATGGAGAGATACACGTAGAAGTATATGGAGCACTGTAGTAAAGTTAGCTACAGTCGGAACACTGACTTTTATAGCAGGTGCAGTCTGGATGACATTAAAATAGTAAGGCATAGATATGATTAATCAAATTAAAAATCCTACATTCGGTGGTTTTAAACCAAATGCCATGCAACGAATTGCAGGTACACTGGGTTATACTGGTGACATGTCTGGCTTTCAAGAATACCTTAATCAAAATCCTGACAAACAAGCACAGATGGATCAGTTTAAACAAGCAGCTATGATGATGGCACGTGGTGGTGCAGTACAAAAGTTTCAAACAGGTGGAGCAACAGGTGCAGGACAGTTAGAATTTGGTGTACAACAACCAAACAATCCTTTACAACAAGCTGCTGAAAACTCTAGTAATGTAACACCAGAACAATTTCAAGCTTACAAAAATCAATTTACAGGTCCAATGAGTGCATTTAATCAAGCTCAGATTAATAAAAATAAATATACTGGTTTAGAAGAAAAACAATTAAAGGAAAAACTTGCTGAATTAGACCCTTCATATTTTACAAAACAGGGGTCTGGTAAACTTGAATTTGCTACACCTCAGACGACACAAACTGTACAACAAAACGCAGCAGGTACTTTTGATGTAGTTGATTCTTCAGGTAAAGTTATTAAAACTAATATTGATACTGCTGAACAAGCACGACAAATAACAGGTCAGCAAGGTGGATATGACCCATCACAAGGTATGCCTGATAAAGATGAGTACCTTAAACAACAAAGTGCTAGTATTGATAAACTTTTTCAAGATGTTAATTTTAACGAAGGTACTAGTGGTGTTAACATGAACTTAGAGGGAGATAAGTCATGGTCTAAATCTACGGTAGAACAACATGCAACTAATGATGCTATTGCAAAAAATCCAGATAATTATGAGTTAATTAAACAAGGGAAGTATTGGGCTATACAATATCCTGATGGTACTACTATACCTACTGGACATAGAAATCAAAACTATGCTCAAGGACGTGCTAATGCTTTAGCAGCTTCATTTAAAGCTACTGCTCCTAGTACTGCTGCATATAAAACACAACAAGATATGTATCGTAATTACATATCCAGTGGTATAACTGGTGGTGTAACTGGCGATATTGAAAATATTGAAAAAGAGTATACCAATGCACAGTCTAATTACACACAATTAAACTTAGAGCTAGAAAGATTAAGTGCTCAAGCTGCAGCTAATCCAGACGATCCGTATCTAGCAGAACTTTTAGAAGCTAAAGGTAAAGAATTTTCTGATGCTGCTGCTCGTGTGCAACAACTTACTCCTTTATATCAATCAACACAAAGAACAATTGAAGATGAGTTTAAAGATCGTGCAACTGATCCTACATTACCTGAAGGAGCTAGGCAACAAGCTACATTAATAGGTGCTCCTATGCAGGAAGAACTTATTAAACAAACCAGTGGTCAAGTAGGAACAGGTGCAGGTGAGTTTGGCGTAGACACAGTGGCACAGGCAGATACTTATCTTGCACAAAACGTAGAACAACCTGATACAGCTAAGTATGAAGCAGATGTTGCTGCAGATGAAGTGGCTGCAGCTACGGGTGCATTACAAGCTGCACAAACAGATGAAGACGATCCTCGTGCAAAAGTAAGTGCAGCTACAGCTACAGCAAGTATGGTGGGTGATCTAAATGCTGCACAAGGTACTGTAACTCTTTTTGAAAATGAAGTACAACGTGAGATACAAGATGGTGAGTTAATATCTGGTGCTGCTGCAGATGCAACTAAAGCAGCTAAGTTTACTGAACAAGTTGATGCAGCAACTGCCACACCATCAGAGAAAGCTACAGTACAAGGTCAGCTTGTAGGCTTGATGGAACAGTTTGATGGTACAACACCGCCACCTTGGGCTGCAGGTGCTGTACGTTTAGCTAACCAACAGATGGCTGCACGTGGACTTAGTGCCTCATCAATGGCAGGACAAGCAGTTGTACAAGCAGCTATGGAAGCCGCCATACCAATTGCACAAGCTGATGCATCTACAATTGCAACATTTGAACAACAGAACTTGTCAAATCGTCAGCAACGTGCTATGCTTGCAGCAGAACAACGTGCTAAGTTTTTAGGACAAGAGTTTGACCAAGCATTCCAAACACGTGTACTAAACGCAAGTAAAGTTAGTGACATTGCTAACATGAACTTTACTGCTGACCAACAGGTACAATTAGAGAATGCTCGTGCAGTACAGACAATGAACCTAGAAAATCTGTCTAACCGTCAAGCTATGGTTCTTGCAGAGGCATCTTCACTAGCTAACCTAGACATGGGTAACTTAAACAACCGTCAACAAACATCTGTACAGAATGCTCAGAACTTCTTAAACATGGATTTGGCAAATCTGTCTAACGAACAACAAACAGGAATATTTAAAACCCAACAAAACATCAATGCTATGCTAACAGACCAAGCTGCTAGAAATGCAGAGATGCAGTTTAATGCTCAGTCAGAGAACCAAGCCAACCAGTTCTACGACAACTTAAACTCTACTATTAACATGCACAATTCTACACAGTCTAATGCCCAATCTAGATTTAATGCAGGTCAAGTTAATGAGATAAATAAGTTTAATGCTCAAATGAAAAATGATCGTGAGCAATTTAATGCTAAGAACCAGTTGATTATAGATCAGTCAAATGCTCAGTGGCGTAGAGAGATTGCAACACAGGATACTGCTGCAATTAACAGAGCAAATGAACTAAATGCTATGGCTACCTTGGATATTTCTAACACTGCATATAACAATATGTGGCAAATGTACTCAGACCAAATGTCTTGGGCTGTAAGTAGTTACGAATCTGAAGCAGAAAGATTGAATGCATTGGCATTAGAAACCCTAAGACAAGAAGGTAGTGCTGCTGCTACTAAATATGCGGCTGATGCTAAAGCTTCTGGAGCTATTGGGTCTGCAATCGTAAGTCTACTTACTGCAGGTAAAGACTCAGTTCTAGGCGGTTTATTTTTCTAAGTAAGAGGTAGATATGATTACTAATCCTGCAAAAAATGCATATAGTAAAGCACTATTAGATTTAAGAAAAAAAGATGTTAAGAAGGTAGAACCTGTAAAAAAGACAGGTTTGCTGCAACGTAATATGCAACAAGTAAGTGAAGAAAAAGTAGGGGATGAACCTTACGACAAAGTGCTTGATGCTATGAAGCAGATTATCGCAGAAAGAAAGAAGCTTAAAAATGGCAGTGTTTGAAGAATCAATGTTTAATGCGCCCATTGCAGGACAAGGGTTAACTGAGGAACTTGGTAGTACTCCTTGGCAGCATCCCCCTCAATATGCAACAGTAGATGATGCAATGAACTTCTATGCTGAACGTATTATGAGTCCTACTTTTAAAGAGGACATAACAGACGTTATGGAATTAGGTGTACCATTAACTACACTTGCAAATGCATTACAGTTGGGTGCAGTAATGCAAGGCAAACATACCATTGACGTGGGTGTATTAATAACACCTGTGATAGTTGAAATGCTTTCATACGTAGGTGATGCAGCAGGTGTTGAGTATAACACAGGTCTTGAAAAAGAAGAGGTTGATCCTGACAAAATTAAAGACTCTCATATTGCTCTTGCTATGCAAAAGGTAAGACAAAAGATGGAAGAGGCAGGTGAGACTGTTGAAAAAGAACCCACAGAGGTTGAACCACCACAAGAAGAAGAACCTGTGGAAGAAGCACCTACAGGTCTAATGGCAAGGAGATAAACAATGGCTTTTAATTTTATGTCCTTCTTAGGGGGTGCAGCAGAACAGCTTACTGAGGTAATTGAAACACGTGAACAGGAAAGAATGTACGAAGAACGTATGGAACGTGCATCCCAACGTGAGCTAGATACCTTTGCAAAGAAACAAAAAATGCAAGCAGAACGGGCTGCTGCAAAGGCAGAGGCAGACGCCAAGAAACAAGCTGAAGAATTGTCTGGATTTTTAAGTACGTTTTATACTGACCCTGCAAATGTAGAAAAGATAATGTCAGGTGGTAATCAAGCTGCAAACTATTGGTTGGAGCTAGGGCAACTAGCAAGACAAAAGAATGTTGATCCTAATACATTGTTTAAAGAAATGGAAGTTGTTACTCCTGAAGGAGAGAGTAGTGCTGAACTTGTAAATGACGTACTAGAAAATACACCTACAATACAAGCAGACCTTGAAGCTATTAGTGCTTTGTATCAAGAGGGTGAAGACATATACAGTACAATTGAAGCAGCACACGATGCGTTTGTACAAAAGGCATATGCAGAGACAGACCCTGATAAAAAAGCTACGTATCAACAAGCCGTAGATCATTTTAAGGGTCTTATAGATAAAGAGCTTGAAGAGAATGCAGCCAGAAACAATGAAGACGATGCTAAGTTTGATACTGCTATAACTAAGTTCTATAACCAAGCATTAAACAACGCAGCTACCACAGTTGAAATGGAAGGTGTCATGGAAGATGGCATTTTTAAATTAATCAAAGGTTCTAAAGCACAAAGAAACATAGCTGTACTTATGGCTGCACAAGAGATGCAGACATTTAACCAGATATATAACGACGATGGCACAGTTTCTGGTAAAGTAAAAAGTCTAAACCTAAAAGATAAACTACAAGCTGATGTTAAAGGTGCTGTACAAAAACTTCAGTCTTATGCCCTTCAAGAAGTAGAACAACTTAGTGTACCAGATCAAGCACCACGTCCAGATGGCACCAAGCCAATGTCAAAAGTAAAAAATACTATGGCTACACCTGTTAGTGAAGGCGATTTACAGAAAAGTGCTTATAAGTATAACTATGGTGATATTATATTTGTACAGGATGAATCTGGAAGTATTAGTGTACGAGTATACACAGGACTAAACCTATCAAAGAAACATAATATGTATGTCAACGCAGGAAATGTAAATGGCTGATGCTATGTTTTCATTCTTGGATGAGGATGAAGAAGAACAAAAACAGGATAACCCTGTAACTATATCACAGGACACTCCTCTATTTAATTTCTTAGATGAAGACACGGCAGGTACAGCACCTACCGTGAAAAAAGACGTGCCTGTATCACAGGAAGCTCCTATGTTTGACGATATAGATTTACCTGTACCTGAAATAAATTCTGTTCCTTTACCTTCACCTGATGACGATGATGAAGAGATAGACATAAATGTAACTGCACCACCTGAAGCTCAAGAAGAAGAGGGTGATGATTTTGATTATGAAGCCGTAATCAATCAACTAGCAGAAGAAGATTTAGAAAGACAGTTAGAGTCTGTAGGTTCTGATTTTTATGAGTATAACGACAAAGCACAACAAGAAAAGTTTGAAAAACAAAAAGCCTACATACAAACTATGGCAGATGAAAAAGGCATTTCATTTGAGGATGAAGTAAATTCTAATCCAGACAAGTATAAACTGTATATTCAAACAGCAGAATTTATGGAAAGAAACCCTGACATGCTACCGTCTGATCTTACTGCTGCTGAATACAGGCAACAAATAAGACAACGTGTAGAAAATAAAAAAGCAAACATACTGGCTAGACTCAATAGTGAAAATGCAATTAGCAGAAAACTAACAAAAGAACTATTGAAGCAAGGATTAAATATATCAGAGGTAAATGCTGCAGTAACTGCTGATGAGTTTCTTAACCCTGCGACTGCGGCACTCAACGTTCCAATAGCTTTTAGAGATAGTGCAGAACATATTCGTAATGGTGAGTATGGTTCTGCAATTGTTGATGGTGGCATAGGTATACTAGAAGCAATTCCAGGTTTAACTATAGGTTCAAAAGGTTTAAAAGGTGTAAACAAAACTTGGAAATCTATATCTGGCGGTAAAAGTGCATACAACGACATTCAAAATGCAATGATGTTAGAGAATCAGATTGCAGATGGAATAAAAGCACGTAACGCAGCCAAAGCAGCAGAGAATAAAGAACTACGTACACAATTAATACTTGAGTTTCAGGAAAGAAACAAGGTAGACATAGCCAAAGAACTAAAAGATGGCAACCTAGACATTGATACAGCCAAGGTAAGAGAGCAAGGGCAGACTAAAATAACAGATTACTACCATGATGATGTATATCATGGAACAGAGGGTAAGACTGCTGCTACACCTTTAGATGATATGTCTGTGGGTGACCATGAACTTGCTATACCCTACCTAAATCCAGAAAAAATGGATGCTCTTGTGGGTGTAGTAGCTGATCTACAGGCACAGTTTCCTGATGCATTCCCTACAAAGACCGTAGGCAAAGGTAAAAATCGTAGAACTGTGGGTGAGCAACCCTTGATAGATCAGTTGTTTGACCTAACGGTAATGAAGCCTACTGATGTAAACAAAGCATATGGTGAAGGTATGCTAAAAGCAGCAGAAGGTGAGACTTTCTTTGAAAGCTCTATGCTGTTTGACATTTTGAATAAACATGGAATGTCATACGAGGAATATACTTTAGGTGTTGTAAGTTCAGGATCACAGGCAGGTAGAATAATGAACCGTCTGTCACAGATGCGCCGTGTGAAACCAAAAAGTGTACAGGAAATACAGGCTGAGAGAGCACGTAAGGCTACGGAGAGTGCTCTAAGTAAGTTCTGGTCTAATACAGTACTACGTGGTGAGAACATTCGTAGGGGCTTGCTAGTTTCATCCTTTGCTACAGCCATGAGAAACGCACAGTCAGTGTTGGTACGTGCTCCTATGGAGTCTATGGCTAACGTAATGGATACGGCACTGTTGACCTATGCACGTGCCGTTAGAGAGGGCGACACAAAAGGTAAAGCACTTGGAAAGTTTGCCAGAAGCATAAACCCATTGGTACGTGACGGTACATATAAAAACTCATATAGAAATATGACATATCTGTTTGCAAGACAGGCTGAAGCAGAAGAGTTTACTAAATATATTTTAGATCGTCCTGAGTTAGCTGACCAGTTGACCAAGATGTTAAGTAATATAAATGAATTGCAGGAAGCCACAGGACGTGGACAGGCAGTTACCAAAGTAGGTAAAGGTTTAGATGCTGCTGCTAGTAGGGTAGAAGACTTTGTTAATTACCTGAACACACCTAACAGATGGCAGGAACACATCACACGTAGAGCTACCTTTATGTCTGAGCTAGAACGTATTACTGCTGCAGAATGGGGCATAGACCTAAAAGATGTATTGAAGCAAGGCAGAATACAAGACGTATTAAATGATGCAGAGGATTTACGTGGTGCAAAGGGTAGGTCTTTTGTAGATATTGTGGAAGAGGCTACGGACAAAGCACTTGATGTTACCTATGCTAAACAACCAGACTTCTTTGTGTTTAAAAACATAAGTAACTTTATTACAAAATCTGGTCTGACTGCAGTTATTCCTTTCCCACGATTTATGTTTAATGCATTTGATTACATGGCACAAAACGCAGCAGGTGCAGGTCTTGTTGCAATGCGTAAGGCAATAAGTAAAGAGTCACGTCAAGCAGGTCTTACAGTACGAGATAGACAGGACATCACAAGAAACTTAGTGGGTCTTGGTGCTATCTCTGCTTTCTATCAGTACAGAGCAAGTGATGATGCACCTGCAAAGTATGAAGATGTAGCATACGAGGACAAACAAATAAATACAACTGCAACATTCCCATTAAGACAGATGGCATGGATTGCAGAGTTTGCTAGACGTGGTGGTTTAAAGAAATATGGGTTTGACGGTGAAGAAGATACCATAGATACATGGTACGGTATGGACATGAAACACCTTGCTGAAGTATGGATAGGTACTACTGCACGTACAGGTATGGGAAATATCTTTGTTGAAGAAATGGTAGACATTGTAGCCAATACATCAGACGAAATTGATGAACAAAAACGTGCTCAGAAAATTGGTGCTGCATTAGGTCAGTACGCAGCTACATATTTTACTCCATACTTCCAGATCGTAGATGCTCAAAGAGCTATGGGCATAAGACGTGATAACTATGGTGACGCAGCAATGGACCCAAGCTTCAAGGAAAGTGCCTCAGAAGCAGCTAAAGCAGGGTTTATCAGAAGCTTTATTCAACGTGGCTTTGCTGCACCTTCATATGAAAATGAATTACCTGCAAGAGTTGACATAGTTACAGGTGATGCTAGACGTTTTGATCCGTTCACTAAACTTGCATTTGGTTTGAGTATAAGAGAACGTGACAGTGAAATGGCAGAGTATTTAGCTACCATTGGCTATGACGATCCAACGTATCAGCTTGGCAGTAAGTCCAGAATACCTAGCCAACGTAGGGCAGAGAATGCATACATATCTATGGCACTTCCTTTGCTTGTAGAGGGTGCAGAATATTATGCAGATGCATTAGCCACTACAAAAAAAGATAAAATAGATGTGGCTAGAAAGTTCTTAGATGACACAATTGCTGCAGCCAAAGGAGACTTTGATGAAAAAGGTTTCTCTGCTCCAGAGGCAAAGCTTGTAGATAAATTAAGTCGAACTAAAAAGGTTGATAGGAAATATGCATTCTTTATGTTTAGGCAGGTCAATGGAAGGCCACCTGATTTAACAGAGGTACAAGACCTGCAACAACTAATAGAGTTGAGTAAGGATGTTAAGATAGATTAAGGGGGCCATTACAGCCCCCTCTTTTTTATCGTTTGTCACCACTCCCTTGCAGTACACCCCTAGCCTTTCGGTCATGTAACTTGCGTAAGTTATTTCTAGCAAGCTCTGTCATGTCTACATTTAGATCACGACACAGTGCTGCAATGTACCACAAACAATCTCCCACTTCATCTGCGATTGCTTCACGATCAAACTTCCCATCACGTAAAATCTTTTTGACTTTGTTTGCAACCTCACCTGCCTCTGCTGCTAGACCCAACGCAGGATAGATTACTTGATGTTCAGATTTATAGACCGCAGTTTCAGACGCCATGTCTTGATAAGACCTGAAATTTAAGTTCTCATATTTGTTTTCCATAAATGCTCTAGCCTCGTCCTGTAGCTTGTTCATACTCCTTCACCCGTTTCAACTGCTCATAGTAGGCTTTGTTAAACCCACGTTCCCATTCCCGATACTGCATTGTATCTTTGTGGAATGGATTAACGACACGCCCATGTCGAAAATCTTTGTAGCCTTTCTCGTGTTGAAATTTTAACGGTGCATCATATTTGCCAAGACCACGTTGCTTACGAGTTAGTTGTTTTTGTGCCATGTAAACTCTCCTTATGCTAAGTTAATTAATTCTGCTTCTTGATATGGTACGTGAAAGAACTTCTCACCTGCACGGATGTAACGTCCCTTTGCTTCCTTCAAACGATCCTCTGTCAGTGATGTATCCTTGATTCGGAACACCTGCTTTAGATCATTACGAAACACATAGAAGTTAAGTACTCCGTTCTTTTCTTTGTACATTTCAACCAAACGTTTCTTGCGTTCAGGAATACGTATCTCTGCCCAATCAGTAGGCCAATCACTTTTCCATGCACGTTTGACTTCTGCCTCATTGAAGTAGGTGTAGTCCTCTTTAGTTGAAACTACATCTACATTGTAATCTTCTTTGACATCGTTCACTTCATGCCCCTTGCCTAGTAAATACTTCGCAAGGGTTTTCTTTGCCACGTTATCAAACTGGTCATACCAAGTTTTGTTAAAGGGATGCTTAATCATTACGATGCTCCTTTCTCCATATTAGTTCAAATAAAAGTTTCTGTTGTTCGTACTCTGACATTATACACCAATCACGTATCTCGTCAATAGTACGATAGCACCCTGTGCAGTGTCCATCGTTACCAATCCGACAGACCTTTACACAGGGTGATGGCACAGTGCCAATAGATTTAGCACTGCCCCTTCTCACTACAGATCATCTACCATAGCCTGTGTCTTAGCTAGTTCAGGATCACTTACCAATCCATATTCAGCTAGTGGTCCATCTGGACCTGCAATCTCATCAGACACAAAGAACTGGATGTATTCACGCAGCCCGTTTACCTGACCTAAGTGTTCATTTTTAACGTAGAATTGCAATGGACGTGAAACTGGATACTCTCCACTCGCAATTGTTTCTGTTGATGGCATTACACCGTTCACCTTTGCAGCATAAATTGTGTCTGTGTTGTTGAGCAAGAAGCTCAGTCCGAAAACACCAATACCTTCTTGGTTTGCTGCTAGTGATGCTAGTGTCTCTGTGTAATCCCCGTCGATGTCTACTGAAACACCATCTGTACGTACCTTTACACATCCCTTTTTCCCGTGTAGATCATATGCACCTGCTGCTTTGCATCCTTCAATCATAACCTTTTTGTCAAAGACCTCTCTTGTACCATGTTTAGTACCAGGAATATACATCTTAATTGGACGATCAGGGAACGATGGATCAACGTCTTGCCAGTTCGTTGCATTTGAATATTTAGATAATGCTAGGTATACATGCATTGGTGTTAGCTCTTCAAATCCTTTTGTTTCATGGCGTGATGCAAACACAATACCATCGTACCCAATCTGGACCTTTGTGAACTCACCAATACTGTCTGAGCACCGTGCAGCTTCATCGTCTTTCATTAGTGATGAAGAGTTAGCAATATCAATTGTATGCAGACCGACACCTTCACACATACGTTTACGTCCTGCACCAGACCCCCCTGATTCAATTACAGGTGTAGGGAAGTCAAAGTTCTCACCGAATGCTTCTGCAACGATTGATGCATAAGGCAGTACAGTAGATGAACCTGCTACGTGTACATAGTCACGTGCTGTAGTAGCAGTTGCAAAGGTAGTTGCTACCAAGATAGCTATTAGTTTTTTCATAGATAATCTCCTTCTAATTAATGTGCCATTACGACACGTGATTTGTTATACCACAAACTTGTAACAGTTTTATGACTATGCTCCGATATCCACAATCTCACACACGTCACCAGTGCAAGCAAATGTTTGACTTGAACTTGTACCATCTTCTTTTTCATATGCAGATAGCTTAGTCCAATCAATCTTTTCTGGCATCTGTTTTAATAATGCCTTGTACTCGTCAGCAGTGCAATCCTGATAAGGTGCTTGTTGGTATGTATGATCTGAGTGTGGCAAGAATGACACACCTGACATTTCATCAAAGTGCTCATAAACAAATGCACCTACGGCTAACCATTCACTGTCCCGTACTGTGCAGGTCACGGATGGTTTATGTTCGCACCAATGACGTTGGTATGCAAGCCATGTTTCCAACTGTTCAATGGCTGACATATCATTACGTGTCACTGCTTTGTTAGGTGACTTCATAGGGAAGCTAAAAACCGTAGTCGTATCAGGGTTAAACACACATGGTTCTGCAGGAATACCTTGATCTTTCATCATGGTAGTGAGGGGATCGTTGTTATCGCCTCTAACGGTTCTGATGTAATAACCGTTGTGTCGTGCATGTATTCCACTTGCGGAGTCCACCAACTGTGATACAGTTCCACTAGGTTTATTGCAAGTAATAGCAGTACTAACATTAATTCCAAGGCGATTAGCCCACTCAGCATTAGTATCAACAGCCACTTGACGTAGGTGAGAAAGTGTTTCATCTAATCCCTTATTCTTTAGTGTCATTAGAGGGTTGTCCATTACCCCTGTAAGAGACACGCCAAGCAACCTTTCTTCCTCAGTATTCTTCTGCCACAGTTTTCGCAAGTATGGGAACTTGGTGTATGTGGATTGAATTGTACCCAGAATTGTTGCAAGGCGTACCTTCCGTTCCAGTGTCTCAATATCATCAGTTGCACGTACAACAATTTCTGTAAGGTTGCACACCTGCCCAGATCGCAATATGATCTCACTGCACGGGTTGGTCCCGAACTCATGGTTAGGATCACGTCTGCCGTACTTCTTAGCTTGGTTCTGACTTGCTTGACGATTGAATACACCACGTTCTCCTGACTTACTTTCAACCAATGATAACCACTCACGCATGAATGTCTCTGCATCTGGCTTCTCAGTGTATGACACACTGTTGTTTGCCAGTGCACGATAGGCTGCTTCGTTCCACCACTGTCCTGACTTAGCATGACGCATACGGTCATCACTTAGGTTGGACAGACTGATCATTGCTGAACGGCGTACACCACCAACCACAACGATCTGTCCAATAAAGCACATGATGTCATGGCATTCAATTGAAGATAGCTTACGTCCCTGTGCATTCTTAAATGTCTGTACCGTAAAGTTAAATAGATCAACTAATGGTGCAGGACCACTGGCACGTCCACCGAATGTCTTTAGTCGTGAACCTGCAGGACGTACTTTACTTACGTTCCATTTAGGAATCTCTCCTGCCCACAATAGTGACAACACCTGACGGTAAGCTTTAGCCCAACCCTCTTTACTGTCCTTCACTACGATGGTTGTTTCACTGTCATACAACTGAGGTACTTCTGGTAGCTTAGCTACGAACTGACGTTCAACACTGAAGCCTACGCCTGTACCACACAACAACACAAACATTGCTTCATCAAAAGCAAAAGGGTGATCCACATGAATGTACGAACAATTGTACATACAAATGTTATCACGTGCTGCTGCTGCACCTGCAGTCATCATAGCTCTCATGCTTGGCATGATCTCTAAGCTTAGAATTGCAGACTCAATGTCTGCCCATACTTTACGGCCTTCGTCAGTGTCATCTAGTAGAGGCACTACGATATTATCCATATAACGTGATACAGTTTCAGGCCATGTCTCACGTCTTTGTTCATCTTCTAGCCACCGTGCATACCGTGACGTATGAATGAACGATTGGTAGTCTGTAGGTAAATAATTGTTCATGTTCACTCCGTTATTATTTTAATTGATTTGATTGACATACCGTCAATGTCATAAATAAATTCCTGTAGACTCTGCTCTATCTCTTCATCAACTTCGCCATCTACAGGAACTGGGTATTCTTCTTCATCTATATGTAAAGATAAAAATACTTTAACTATCATCTACCACCTCTATTAGCTTATTCAAATACCATTTGGCTTTGTGCAGGTCTTCTAAACCATTCTTGTATTTATATCTCCACAAGTATTTCATAATGTTGCCCTGTAGATAATACTCAAACCCTTCATCGGTAGCAGCACGAATGGCATTGATACATTCGATACCTGCTTGGTTATAATGTTTAGGACTATTTACAGGATCGTCAAATGTAATTGTACTGTCACCGTCCGTTAATCGTATTGTCTCTGCCATTCGTATCTCCTTTCTAAAAGTTTACGTTAAGGACATTGCCCTCACGTTTTGTTACCTTTGGTTTCTCTTCAAGGGACTCATCCAATAAAGAGAATAGCTGACTGCGAAACTCTGCGTTTCGTTCCATTAAAGGAATAGCACATATTAGCATGTCGGTCAACATGCGTAAGTGACTAAAGTCTTCCGATGATAAAGTATTATCGTCCGTAGTAATCATGCCTACGTCTAAGTCTCCTGTCCATTTACCGTCTACAACGTCTGGTGAAAGACGTACAATAAAGTCATTCGGATCAAAGTCTATAAAAGTTTTTTCTGTCATGTTAGCTCCTTTTTATTTTTTCGTAAGGAAACTCTATTAGGTCTGGATGTTTGTCTTTACCTTTTTCATTTAACCATTCCTCTGGAATAACCCTATCTGCATACAAGAATTTATTTCTCTCACACCATGTAGCATATGTAGTCTTTGCTCCCTTACTTAGCTTACGTCTACTATTTTCAAACACAAAACGTATGTCTAGGTTTGGGTGTTGCTTCTTTACTGCTACGTGTTTACGTCTATCATCTGATGTAAACCTTCCTTTTACTTCAATGATGATACCGTTCTGCAATATAAAATCAGGAGTATAGGTGCGGTACATCAAGTCTTCCCATTCGATCTTAATGGCTTCGTACTTGAATTTTACTTTCTTATCTTTCAAATAGTCTTTGACTTTGATTTCAAGACCACTCCTATACCCATGCTTCAGTGCAGCTTTAAACTGCTTGCCATTCACTAGAACTTCCAGTGATAATGAAATGGCTGACCAAACGATGTAGGTTGTACACCTAAATCTTTTAGCTCTTGACGAATAGCTTCATCTGCTTCCTTACGTGCTTGCATTGCAGTACGTAGACCTGCATACTTAGCCTCTCGTAAAGCTTTCTTTTTTTCTACAAGTTCTTTTTCCATCTCCTTGATGTTCTCTTGTAGTTCTTGAATTTCATCAGTTCCAATCATGTTTATTCCTCTATGTATGCCACCGTCTTGGGGTCTTTTGCTTTTGATACCCGTGATGGTTCTTCAACCATTGTGGGCCAACACTCGTATCTGTAATCACAGAAACGACAGTTATCATTTAGTACCTTGTTCCCTGTGGGTTTACCACGAAAGAACTCTGGCACTGGACTGAAACAACGTTTGAACTCGTTGTCGTTTACAGTTTCTACTGTTGTCTTGATTTTATCAAGTTCTTTGTCTAGGTCAAGACCATCGGCAGGTACGTATTTAAACTCACCATTGCCTTTGTTCACGACCCACCATCCACCTACACGTTTGCCAGATGCTTTGGCATAACCTGCAAGTTGTCCTACATAACCAAACCCATCACCCTCTGCCAATGTATCAAAGGAATCAAATTTGTTTGCGTAAGACCAAGGCGATGCTGATTTCACGTCATCAACAGCACCATCTATGACAAGATCATAAGAGCCAGAAACGTGAGTATCATTACTATCTCCCACTGGAAGGCTAACTTTATCAGTGTCTTCAAAATCCACTTTAGCAGCTTTAAGAAGCCCTTTAAAAACAGCCTCAACAATATCTCCTATC